ATCAGGTGCAAAATTTGATGAAACGGTAATCGTTGATGGGGAAGGAATGCCTTATGATGAAATTCCAGTCTTGCTTTTGAAAGATAAAAAAGGTATAGTACCAACTCTAGAAACTTCTGTATACAATGAAGGAGGATTTGTTAGTGGCGGATTGGAACCAATTGTTTCCTCTTTAACTTAATATGGCTGATCAAAGTAAAAATAATATAGATAAAGCATTAGAAGCTCTTAATTTAGGTTTAGATATTGAACCAGGGAATGGTGTTGATATTGAAATGGAAAAAGAAGTAGAGTTTGATCCTGCATTTGAACTGCAAGAAGATGGCTCTGCTATTATCCCTGACGACACATCTCAGCCCATACCCACAGAACATAATGTTAACTTAGCAGATGTTATTGAGGAAAAAGATTTAAAGGTCCTTTCAAGTGATCTTGTAGCTTTTTTTGAAAGCGATAAAGATTCAAGAAAAGATTGGGAAGATACATATGTAAAAGGTTTAGACATGCTTGGATTTAAGTATGAAAATAGAACACAACCTTTTGACGGTGCAAGTGGAGTGGTTCATCCCTTATTGGCTGAATCAGTAACACAGTTTCAAGCACAAGCTTATAAAGAATTATTACCACCAAGTGGCCCTGTTAACTGTCAAATTATAGGTGAAATAACTCCAGAGATTGAAGATCAATCAATGCGTGTTAAAGAATTCATGAATTATGAGTTAATGAATGTAATGAAAGAATATGACCCGGACATGGATCAATTATTATTTTATTTACCATTAGCTGGTTCTGCATTTAAAAAGATTTATTATGATGGTCAATTAGAAAGAGCGGTAGCTAAATTTGTTTCCGGCGAAGACTTGGTAATTGATTATTTTGCCACTGATTTAGAAAGTGCGCAGCGTGTTACACATTGCATTAAAATGAGTGGTAATGAATTACGTAAAAATCAGGTAAGTGGATTTTATAGCGATATAGAAGTTACTACAGGAACAATTGACCCATCGGAAGTACAAGAAAAGGTTAATGAATTAGAAGGTAATGAACCTTCCTATACTACAGATAATGATGAGCATTTAATTTTAGAAATGCATGTTGATTTAGACTTACCAGGATTTGAAGATCCAGATGGAATTAAACTTCCCTACATTGTAACATTGGATAAATACTCTGAACAAGTTTTGTCTATAAGACGAAACTGGGATGAGGTAGATCAAACGAAGAAAAAGAAACAGTATTTTGTACACTTTAAATTTCTCCCGGGACTAGGCTTTTATGGCTTTGGTCTAATACACATGCTTGGAGGGTTATCACGAACAGCAACAAGTGTTTTGCGGCAGTTAATTGATGCTGGTACACTCGCTAACCTTCCAGCAGGTTTCAAGGCACGTGGAATGCGTATACGTGATCAGGATGAACCTTTGCAACCAGGTGAGTTTAGGGATGTGGACGTAACAGGAAATTCTATTAGGGAATCGTTATTACCATTACCATTTAAAGAACCATCACAAACTTTATTTGCATTACTTGGCTTCGCTGTTGATGCAGGAAAATCATTCGCAGCTATTGCTGACATGAAAATGGGTGAAGGTAACGAACAGAATCCAGTTGGAACAACTTTAGCTTTATTGGAAAGAGGCACAAAAGTGATGAGTGCTATTCATAAAAGATTACACTACGGACAACGTGAAGAGTTTTCATTATTGGCAAAAGTATTTCAATTATATTTACCGCCGGAATATCCATACGCAGTAGTGGGTGGTGATAGAATGATTAAGCAACAGGACTTTGATGACCGTGTTGATATTCTTCCTATTTCCGATCCTAATATTTTTTCCATGGCACAAAGAATTACATTGGCCCAACAGCAATTACAACTGGCACAGTCTAATCCCCAAATGCATAACTTGCGTGAAGCGTATAGAAGAATGTACTTGGCGATGGGTGTCGATAATGTGGATGCAATTTTAAAACCAGATCCAGACTTACCAGTACCAACAGGACCAGCAACGGAAAATGGAATGGCAATGAAAGGACAAGCACCTAAAGCTTTTCCTATGCAGGATCACCAAGCGCATATTCAAGGACACTCCGAGTTTATGTTTACACGTATGGTTCAAATCAATCCCCAAATATTCTCCATGTTGCAATCGCATATTTCAGAGCATATTGCTTTGATGGCAGGAGAACAGATTCAACAAAAATTTAAGGAACAGGCGCAACAGTTACAACAACAAATGCAACAGGCGCAACAACAACGTAATCAACAATTGATGCAGCAGCTACAGCAACAAAATGATCAATTAACAAATCAGGTTGCTGCTGAGCAGGCACAACTGGAGGCGCAGTTAACAGGACAACTAGCTAAAGATGAGGAAGCTCGAATGAGTAAAGAACCGCAGGATCCATTGGTTAAATTAAAGCAACAAGAAATTGACTTGAAAGCAATGGAAACTCAGGCTAGACTAGCGAAGGATATCGCGATGGATTCTGAAAAAATGGATCTGGAGCGTGACAAACTGGAGGCTGACACAAGTCTGGAATTGATGAAAGTATCCGCAGAGACCAATAAACAGGATAATGCGGACGCAATGTCAATTCTAAAAGAAAATATGATTTCAGCGCGTGAGGCGATGAAAGACCAAACATCTGAGAGAATAGCGAGGAATAATGCGAGATCCAAAGCAAATGGAAAAAAGTCTAACTAAGATAGCAGACGCTATGCATAAAGTTGAGGAAGCGGCGCGTGCCCAAATCAAGACGCATGCGGATTATATGTTAGTATGCTCTTCCTTGATGGCTGTGACACGCAATATGTACTTGGAGGCAATGGGACCTTATGATACAGTGCATATGTTTCAAGCTGTTGCAGATAGTATTGTTGCAACAGAGGAAATATTACAAGAGTTTAAAAATGACCCACCACCAACATTGCATTAATGCCTTTTCAATCGGAAAAACAAAAAAAATGGATGTGGGCCAACAAGCCAGCGATGGCGCAAAAGTGGACAGACGAACATGGGAGTAAGCCTGTTAATAAAAACAAAGGAGGAAAGATGCCAAAAGTAGGTGAACAAAAATTTCCATATACTTCTGCTGGAGTTCAACAAGCCCAAAAACATGCAAGAGACACTGGGCAAAAAATGAACATGACTGGTTATAAGAAGGGTGGAAAGACAAAGAAAATGAAAGCTGGAGGCTTGTTTGACGCGGATGGTTTTCATAAAGAAGCTTGGGTAAACGAGTATGGATATCCAAGTGGGGGAATCCCCATTAAACATAACAAATAGGAGGACCAAATGAACTTATTGAAAGATATTTGGGGGCACCTTAAAGAATGGAATGAATGGAAAATGAAGGACTGGATAAAGGCCGGAATTGTAGCAATCATTGTTCTTGTTGTCCTTAAAATTATAATTGTACCAGGTGCATAATGGTAACTTTTACAGCAGCTGACGACAGAAGACAGTCTTATAAGGCGAATCAATCTAGACGTGCTGTTAACGCAGCACGTCAGCATAAAGCTACATTTGGGGATCCTAACTGGATCATGTCCCAATCCCCTGAAACTATGAAGAATAGGGACTTTATGAGCAAGGCTAAACCTGCAATGGTGGCCATGCAAGGTAATAGGGATTTTCTTACTACGGATAAGGATGAAGAACGCAATCTTTACCAGATGTGGATGAACCAGATGAAAGGCGGCGACAAAGGCGCTAGGATGCTGGATACACGCGGATTGCCGGCAGGGGCAAGAAGAATTGGCAGAACACTGTTCACTGATCCTGCCAAGTCACAGGGATTTTTTGGTGACGTTGGATCACTGTTTAGCGGCAAGAACAAAGCCGCAGTGCGCGCGAAAGAATACAACCCTTTTCCGAAAGCAGGATTCGGGGAACAATTTTATAAAGATCAATTTCCTTGGGAATCTTCTTTTGGTAACTTAATGGGACTTGCGGAGAAATCCCCAACCCTCAGCATGTTAGCTGGTTTGTTTCCAAAAAAAGAAAGAATACCTTTGGAACGTGACCTTAGTTGGGTTCCAGAAAATGTAGGTGCATATAACGAAATTCCTGAAATACCTTTCATGGGTGAATTTGAAGAAGAAGGAGTAGATAATGAATTTAATTGGATGGATCCATTTTTAGAAAATTCTCAAATACCTCCGCAGTTTAACATACAAAAATTAAGAGATGAAGGTAGATCTGGATACATAAATCCAGGAGATAATATTCCAAGTGTTATTGACGAAGACATAACAGATAAAATTGTAATAAAAGAAAAACCAGATCGTGATGAAGAAGTTATTATTTCTGAAGATTCTTTTATAGAACCTGAAGATTCTTTTATAGAATCATTGGACGAAGGAGAATCATTTAATAATCAATATTCCTTTGTAAATGAAGTGGAACATTTTGATTCACCTTATGATTACATAATGGAATTAAAAGGTCGTTTTGATAATCTAGATATAGATTCAATTATTCAAAATGCAATCCTTAATGGGATTATAGTGGAAAACGAATGAACCGTTACCCAGGAAACCACATGGACAGCGGAATAGTCACGGTCCCTAGACAATTAAAGACACGTCCAGGCGCACCGCAGACGCATCTAGCTTACATAACAGGCGACGAAGCCAAGATGATCCAGGAGCACAAACCAGGAACACCGCATGAAGGTGCTGCTGGAATTCCCAACTATGATACGTGGGGAATTGATACATCCGGCAATGTTACAGGTGGTAGTACTGCAGATGGAGGAGACTCTTGGTCAGGTGATACTGGTGGAGGTAGCTGGGGAGGCGGAGAAGATTGGGGCCCCGGAGGAGGATCAAATGAAGGTGGTAGTACTAATAATAATTGGAATTATAATAATGATAATGATTATGTAGAACCTTATATACATCACGATGACTATTATACTGACCCTTTACCAGAAGATATTCCATGGTCTTCAGATGATGAAATAGCGGATTATAGTTTTAGCACTCCGGATGTGAGATCTAGTCTGAAGGATAAATACGAATTTAGAAAAAGAATAGCAGACGCTGGAGGTTCTGGTTGGGCACACAAAACAGAGGCTGAGAAGCTTGCAGAAGTTATGTATGATATTACTAATAATCCAAATTATCTTAATCAACCACTTTTTATTCCAAAAGATGCTGATTGGGATGAAATATGGGGTAATTTAGATGAAGCAGCAAAAGCTGGAAATGCGGAAATTTTTTTTGAAAGTTTAGAAGGTTTAGAAGATATAACTGCTGGAAATCCTAACACGCAATATTTTGATGCTGTATCAGGGACAGGTTGGGATGATTGGTGGAGAAGACCAACAGTATCTACTGGTGTCGGAAACGACGATGGTGGAGGTAGAGGTTACAACTGGGGAAGCTCAAATTTGAATTATGGTAACCTTAGTGGTTATGGAAAATACGCGAACTGGGGTAAGAGACCTTTTATGACTCAAAGTTTTGATTCACCAATGCCTCAATATTACGCGTCTCTTAAAAACCCCGGACAACCAACAAATATAGCCAAGTTTAATAATATGATGGGAAATATGTATAATAGTGGTATAAGGAGTTTAGGATAAATATGGGAATAATAGGTACTTTATTTGGCGGAGGTGCAGGCGGAGCTATAAAGGCTGTCACCAAGGTGATTGACGAAATTCACACAAGTGATGAAGAGCGTCTCAACGCACGCAACACCGTAATGAAAATTGAAGCCGAACTGAAAAAGCGGCAGATGGATATCAACCTAGCGGATTCGCAGTCAAAAGCTGGCGGCGTTTCGGGCATGATACAACGGATTTGGAGACCCTTGATTGGATTCTCCTGTGCATTGGCAATTTTTTGGGAGTACGTCCTGAAACAATTTCTAATGTTCTTTTTGGCGACATTTAAAGTGGAAACAATGCCTCTTCCTGAATTGGATATGGGAACATTAATGCCGCTTGTCATGGCTCTTTTGGGCATGGGTGCGTTACGTACTTATGAAAAGCAAAAAGGTATTAATGTTGACAAAGGGAAAGCTTTAAAGTAAACACCCATAAGGAGAAAAAAATGGTTGGAAAAATACACTCAAGACCGGAAGCACGTAAAACACCAGGCAAGAAATTTGGAACTACTACCTACAAGAAAGGTGGAGTAACAAAAAAAGCTACGGGTGGAAAAATTAAAAAAATGATGGCCGGTGGACCAATGAAACAAGGCTATAACGCCAGACTCGATGAGTCATTAGGAGCAAGACATCCAGGAGCTAGCGGTTCTATGGCTGGCAGACGTGCCATGAGTAAAGGCATGGAAACAGCGATGGGAAATCCTGCTTATTCAGGAGCTCAAACTATGGCTAAAAAAGGTGGCAAAATTAGCAAAAAAATGCACGGCGGTAAGGTAAAAAAGAAAAAATAGTGGAAGAAACCAAAGCCATCTATCGGATCTTGAAAAAGATTCGTGGACGACGTGAAGAATTGAAAGAAGTCATTGCAGCCGGATTGCCCAGCTGGGATGAATATAACAAAACCGTAGGGGAATTTAGAGCCTACGCAATTATGGAACAGGAAATACAAGACCTGCAGAAAGATTATGACGGAGATACCAGCACGTAGATTTGCCCTCGAAGAAAAAGATTTATCAGAAGAGGCAAACGAAAATAACAAAGTAGCGGAAGACAAAGAAAACCGCTTTCTTAAAAAAATTCAAGCAGAAGCAACAGACAAAATAGAGCACCTTCCTACCGATAAGGTATTAGAACGTTTACCTGACCCAACTGGATGGAGGCTTCTTATTCTCCCATACAAAGGCCAAGGAAAAACAAAGGGTGGAATAATACTGTCTGATGAGACAATAGAGGAGAGGGGATATACAACCGTTACTGGTTTAGTCCTAAAAGTTGGACCCGATGCCTACAAAGATGAAAAGAGATTTCCAGCTGGACCCTGGTGTAAGAAAAATGACTGGATTATATTCGGTCGTTACGCCGGTTCAAGATTTGGAATAGAAGGTGGTGAAGTGAGAATATTAAATGATGACGAGATAATCGCTGTGGTAAAAGACCCAGAGGATATCTTGCAGTATAAATAACAGGAGGATATATGCCTGCAGAAACTCAAATGAAAGTAGAGCCACAATCAGAAGCAGACGCAAAGATGGTTGACCTTCCATCGGAAGGGACACACATTGATGTGGAGCTTCCCAAACAAACGGAAAAAAGAGTTAATCCTGATTCGGAACCGGAGGCAGTTGAGACGGAAGTTATAACAGACTCTCAAACAGCTTCTACTGAAGAAATGGAGGATTACGGGAAAAAGGTTCAATCCCGTATTGATAAATTAACAAAGAAATTACGAGAATCAGAAAGACGTGAACAGGCTGCCATTGAATTTGCACAAGGAGTGCAAACTGATGCACAGAAAATGCGCTACAAGGCAAAAAGCCTTGATAGTGGTTATATTAATGAATTCGCTGGACGTGTTGAAGCACAAACTGAGGAAGCTAAAAAAGCTTTAAAAGCAGCTGTTGAACTAGGTGATAGTGATGCACAAGTTGATGCACAGCAAAAACTAGCGCGTTTGGCCATTGAGTCAGAGCGTGTCAAGTCAACACAGGCACAACGTGAAAGGTTGAAAAAAGAAATGGAGGCACGAGGAGTTAATCCCAATCAGCCCCAAATGCCTAGACAACCACAGTACCAGCAAGCACCACCACCCCCACCTCCTCCTGATCCAAAGGCGGAAGACTGGGCTGACAAGAACAAGTGGTTTGGTGAAGATGAACCAATGACCTTGACATCTTTCTCAATTCATCGTAAACTGATGGAAGAAGGATTTGACCCCACGTCCGATATGTACTATAATGAAATAGACAAACGGATGAAGGATACATTTCCTCATAAGTTTGAACAAGTTTCGCCTACTCAAATGGTTGCCTCTGCTAACAGAGGTGGACCCATTAAAGGGCGCCGTGGCACTGTGAGACTCACACCCTCACAAGTAGCTATATCAAAAAAATTAGGTGTGCCACTAAGCGAATATGCGAAGTACGTGAAGGAGTAGGCATATGATTATGAAAACACAAACGAATAATAAACTACCGTCACGCGAGTCTGAAACCCGAGAGAAAGTTTCTCGAAGGAAACCATGGGCTCCACCATCACAACTAGACGCACCACCTGCGCCAGCTGGCTTTGTCCATCGCTGGATAAGGGCTGAATCTGTAGGACAGATGGATCAAAAAAATGTATCCGCTAGACTACGCGAAGGTTGGGAATTTGTCCGTTCGGATGAATATCCTAATACTGAATGGCCCCAAATTGATTCAGGTAAATATGAAGGTGTTATAGCTGTTGGAGGTTTAATGCTAGCAAGGATTCCGAAGGAAACCGTTAAAGAACGCTCAGCTCATTTTGCACAATTAACGCAAGATAAAGATGATGCAATCGCTAACGATCCCCTGAAGGACCAACATCCTAGCATGCCTGTACAAAATGAAAGTCGGGCATCTCGCGTAACATTTGGTGGCAAGAAACCTAATTAAGTTTCCTAACACATAAGTTACACAAAATTGACACACCTATAAGAGGTGTGTTGAACAATTTACTGTGAGGAAAAATCATGGCTAATAAAGACGCAGCCTTTGGTTTAAGACCTGTGGGTGAGTTAGGTAGTGAAATCCAAAATGGTGGAACTTCTAAATATAAAATTGCAGCTGGCTATGCTACTGCAATTTATCAAGGAGATATCGTCAATTTGGTTGCTGCTGGAACTATTGAAGTAAGCGGAAACGCAACTGCAACTAATGTTGGAGTTTTCAATGGTTGCTTTTATAACGACCCTACTACTCAAAAACCAACATGGAAAAACTACTATCCCGGTAGCATTACACCTACCGTGGGAGATATTAGTGCGTTCGTTTATGATGATCCGAATAAACTTTTCATAATTCAAGCAAGTGGAACTTTAGCACAAACGGCTGTTGGCGATAACGCTGACCAAGTTTATGCTGCTGGCTCTACTGTTAATGGTGCTTCTAAATCTGAGTTAGGTGCTGCCGCAGGCGGTGCTGCTCAATTAAGAATCATTAGAATTTGTGAAGATCCAGATAACTCTGATATTGCTAGTGCAAATGCAAATTGGATCGTAAGATTCAACGAGCACTTATATTACAATCAGGGTACTGGTATTTAACCTGTAGGAGGAATTGAACAATGGTAATTTCAAGAATGCAATTGGTCAAAGAACTCGAACCAGGGTTAAATGCACTGTTCGGGTTGGAATACGACCGTTACGAAAATCAAACGGCAGAAATTTTCAGTTCTGAAAGTTCTGACCGTGCGTTCGAAGAAGAAGTAATGCTTGGTGGGTTTGCCAACGCAGGAGTAAAACCTGAGGGTCAAGGCGTAAGCTACGACGATGCTCAAGAAACTTACACTGCTAGGTATACTAACGAAACTATTGCTTTGGCTTTCTCGCTAACTGAAGAAGCTGTAGAGGATAACCTTTACGACAAACTCAGTACTCGATATACAAAAGCATTGGCACGTTCAATGGCTAACACTAAACAAGTAAAAGGAGCGAACATTCTTAATAGAGCGTTCAATACTTCTTACTTAGGTGGAGATGCAAAAGCGCTTTGCGTTACTGATCACACCACTCTTAGTGGAGACCAAAAAAACGCATTGTCAACTGCTGCTGACTTAAACGAAACTTCGCTTGAGCAAGCACTTATCGACATTGCTGATATGAAAGACGAAAGAGGATTAAAAATCGCTCTTAGAGGAATGAAAATGCTTATTCCTGTCAATCTACAGTTTGTTGCTGAAAGGCTTATGAAATCTGCAGGTAGAGTAGGCACTGCTGATAATGATATCAATGCAATCAAATCAATGGGAATGGTACCTGAAGGGTACGTTGTAAACAACTTCCTAACTGATACTGATGCTTGGTTCATTAAAACAGATGCACCTAATGGACTTAAACATTTCACTAGGGCTCCTATCAGAACTGCGATGGAAGGCGACTTCGATACTGGAAACGTTAGATATAAAGCAAGAGAAAGATACAGCTTCGGCTGGTCTGACTGGCGCGGAATATTCGGCACTCCAGGAGCGTAAAATCAATTTAAGTGGGGGAAATAATTTCCCCCATTTTCCTAGTATAATAGTTATGCAGACTGGCTAGGCAGACGGTATAGAGACGGCATAGCAAATGGCCTATACAGCCAAGGAGTACAAATGGGTACAACAACTTTTCAGGGTCCGGTAAAAACGGGTCCAGTAATTAGCGGCGCTAACTATGGTGGTTATCGCGGTAAAGATTTAAAAGACACACAATGGGTTAAAAATACTGTAAGTATGTATTTTAATGAACCCGCAGCAGCGGATGATAATGGTATTTGCACTTCGCAAACACCAGCAGCTGCAGGAACATTAACTATTAATGGAGCATTAACTGAAACTCTTAATGGTAATACAGTTTATGCACCAAGTCAGTCTTCTACAGCTGCTACAAGAAACACAGCTTGGGCAAGACAGATTGCAGTAAAAAGTTCTGGTGATGATTCTGGAGTAACTTTCACAATCACAGGAACTGATGTTAATGGTAAAGTATTAGCTGAAACTATTACAGGTCCAAATGCTACTACTGTATATACTGCTGCTACTCTAGTAGGTTTATTTAGAACTGTTACTAAAGTAGAAATTAGTGGTGCAGGAACCGGTAATATTGAAGTAGGAACACATGCAACAACAGGTGGTATTAAATATGCAAGACCTATTGGTGTAATTCCTTATCAGTCATCTATCGTGGATATGAAACTTCACATGATTGAAGCTTTCAATTCAAGTACTACAGACATAGTTGAAATTGGTAAATCAGATGATGCTGATTACTTAGCCGACATACCAAGTGCGGTAATGCAAACTACTTCTAACGTAGCAAGTGGCGAAGTAATAACTACTGATGCAACACAAATAGGAGATTGGAGAGTAGTTTCTCAATCTGAAACGGGAGCAGACGGAGTTGCTTACAGCTCTGATGTTCAAGTTATAGTAGAGTTAACTTCAACAGGAACTTTAGCAACTGCAGGTATTGGATATTTCTCAATTGATTATATGCAAGGAAGAAATATGACAGCGGCAGACGCTTGGTAAAATAATATAACCGTGAGTGGAGTGTAATGACTCCACTCTCTTACAAGGGGAATTAATATGGCTTTAGTAACAACTTTTGACGGCGGAAGAAAATTCATTAATCATTATACAATTGCAGCTGGCGACGCCGCTACTATACAAACTTTAACGATTGATGTTTCAGGATTAGGCAAGAGTGCCAATAATCAAGCATGTAGTCACTTAACTTTAAGTAAAGTTAAGTATAATATTTTTATGACTGCTAATGCGGATGCAGTGGAATTTCAATGGGATGCCACTTCGAACATACCTTTCTTAATATTAAATGGATATGGGGAATTTGATTTTAGCTCTACTGGAGGTTTAACACCTACAGCAGCTAATAAAGCAGCCGGTGGATACACTGGGGATGTGGCCATTGTCAATCCAGCTAGAACTGCTGGTGATACTGTATACGTTCAAATGGAATGGATTAAAAACTACGTAGCGATTTCTAGTTAGGAGGTTAAATGGCTTATTCAGGCACTAGAGCATTTAATCTAACGATAGAGGAAATCATCGAGGAAGCATTTGAAAGATGTGGCCTTGAGGTTCGTGCAGGTTATGATTTAAAAACAGCACGTCGTTCCTTGAACTTAATGTTTTCGGAATGGGCTAATCGTGGTCTTAATTTATGGACCATTGATTATGGTACGACTACCATGGTTGCTGGAAAAAATTATTATGCATTAGATCAAAAAATATTTGATATTGTTGATGCTGTAATTACAACTACAACTAATGCTACTTCAAACATGGAAGGTGATTCTAATACTACAGATGTAGCAATCACTAAAATTTCCCGTACTGAATATATGAATCTTTCCAGGAAAGAACAGACGACAGCAGGAGATGCTAGACCTACACAATTCACTGTAATTAATGGTCAAGTAACTGTGGCTGGTGCCAGTCTTACTGGAAGACCAGAATATGATATGACAATGTTTGTTTATCCAAGTCCGGATAAGGCATACATTATGAAATATTTTTTTATAAATAGAATTCAAGATGCTGGGGCTTATAGTAATTATGCGGATGTTCCGTATTATTTTCTTCCTTGTTTAATAGCAGGATTAGCTTATTATATAAGCTTAAAAAGAGCTCCTCATATGACATCTGGTTTAAAGATGATTTATGAAGAAGAGTTTAAACGAACGGCTGACGCGAATAGAGAAAGAGTCTCTTATCGTGTTAAACCCGCACAGGCATATATACCATAGGAGAATATATGACAATTTGTAAAAAATGTGGTCGTGAATGTGATTGTGGAGACAATTGTCAATGCACAGACTGCGAATGTAAAAAGGAGGAATAATGAGTAATCCACGTTGGAATAAACAAACAGCCCCTACTCGTGATGCAT